GTCAGAAGAAGAAATTCTTCATATATTAGATAAAATGAGAGAGCCAATACCTTCATTACAGGTACAACCTTTTCTTAAGATGGTAGATATGGATAGTATCGAAGCATTAAATAGAAATGTAGAGGGCTGGCTGCAACTCTTTTATCCATTATCTACATACCAAAAATAAGTTATGACATAGTTAGTTAAATTAAAAAAGTAGACTATTTATAATAAAAAGTATTATGGTAATTTACGAAACAGAAAATTTAATTAACGGTAAAAAGTATATAGGAAAAGATTCAAAAAACAATCCAAACTATTTAGGATCGGGAAAGTATTTAAAACTTGCAATAAAAAAATACGGTAGTGACAGTTTTAGAAAAACCGTAATAGAGATCTGTAATTCTATAGAAGAACTAAATACCAGGGAAATATACTGGTTACAACTGCTTGACTGTAAAGATAGTACGAATTACTATAACGCTACAGATACAATTACACCATGTAGGACAGGAAAACCTCTTTCGGAAGAACATAAGAAAAAAATTTCGGAAGCAAATAAAGGTAAGATAATGCCACCTAAAACAAAAGAAGATATTAAAAAGCAAGTTGAATCTAAAATTAAAAATGGAAATAATAAACATTCGGATGAAACGAAAGCAAAAATGTCTAAAGCAAGTTTAGGAAAAGCAAAATCAGCAGAACATAGAAGATCTATGTCAAAATGTAGGTTAGGGAAAAAAACCCAACCATGCTCAGAAGAAAAAAAGAAAAAAATTTCAGAAAAACAAAAAAAGAAGCCAGTTTGTAGAATTAATAAAGATTCCCAACAGATCTTACAGAGGTACGAAAGTATAAGGACAGTATCACATGATGGGTATAATTCAAACGCAGTACAGAACGTATTAAAAGGTCTTGCAAAAACTTCTGGAGGGTTTATTTGGAAATACGCATAAAAGTTCTTATATTAAATAAAAGTTATCAACCAATAAAAGTTATATACATTGACAAGCCTATCAAAATTATCGCAGTACGGAAAAGGATTTCAGTTAAAGGTATTAGGAGCATTCCTTACCGATAAAAAGTTTATTCTTAATGCAAGAGACTTAATACGATCTGAATATTTTGATTCAGATGCACATAAGTGGATTATAGAAACACTTATAAAATACTTTGATAAATACCATACTACAATTACAATGGATATTCTAAAAGTAGAATTACAAAAAGTAGATAACGATATTTTACAAACAGCAGTTAAATCTGAATTAAGAGGATGTTATGAATCAACTCAAGAAGATCTAGCTTATGTACAAGAAGAGTTTATAACCTTCTGTAAAAACCAAGAACTAAAATCAGCATTACTAAACTCAGCAGACTTACTTAATCAAGGTGATTTTGATGGAATCAGAAACATGATTGAGAAAGCTATGAAAGCTGGTTTAGATAAAAATATGGGTCATGAATATAATAAAGATATTGAATCAAGATATCGACAAGATTACAGACCAACTATACCTACTCCATGGCCGGTATTGAATGATGGTATTCAAGGAGGTTGGGGACCAGGAGATTTAATTATTGTATTTGGAAATCCTGGAGGAGGTAAATCATGGACAATGGTTGCTGCAGCAGCACATGCAGTTCAATTAGGATTTAACGTAAATTATTATACTTTAGAACTTGGAGAAGATTATGTAGGTAAACGCTTTGATTGCTACCTTACAGGGCATGGAATTGAAGATATAAATAAACATAGAAATGAAGTAGATCAAATTGTAACAGGATTAAAAGGAAAACTGATAGTTAAAGAATATCCACCAAAAGGAGCTTCAATTAATACAATTAAATCACATATTCAAAAATGTATTGATATGGATCACAAACCAGATATGATTATTATTGACTATGTAGACTATTTAAAAGCACCTTCAAAATCTCGTTTTACTGAAAGAAAAGATGAAATTGATGATGTATTTATTGCAACAAAAGGATTAGCTAAAGAACTAAAAATACCAATTCTAACACCATCTCAAGTAAACAGAATGGGAGCTAAGGATGATGTTATTGAAGGAGATAAAGCTGCAGGTTCTTATGATAAAATGATGGTAGCAGATATTTGTTTATCGTTATCTAGAAAGAAAGAAGATAAGGTATTGGGTACAGGACGTATTCACGTTATGAAGAATCGTTATGGAATGGATGGTATGACTTACGATGCAAAAGTAGATACTAATAATGGACATATAGAAATTTTAGGTAATGCAATCTTAGATGAGAATAATGAAAAACCTAGAGGAGGGTTTAGAGAAGTAGCTGAAAAATTCTTCGAATTAGAAAGTCAGACAACCTAATATATACACTATTTATTTCTACACTATTAAATAAAATTTATGTTAACACAACCAAGACATTATTATAAACCATTTGAATATCAAGAAGCGTTTGACTTCTACTTAAACCAACAAAGAGCCCACTGGCTTGCAGATGAAGTGCCATTAGCATCTGACTTAGGAGATTGGAAACTTAAACTAAGTGAATCTGAGAAAAACTTAATAGGAAACATATTAAAATCATTTGCTCAAACTGAAGTACATGTAAATGACTATTGGTCATCAAATGTATCTAAATGGTTTCCAAAACCAGAAATAGTTGCAATGACTTCTACATTTGGTTCATTCGAAGCAATTCATGCTCAAGCATATGCTCGTTTAAACGAAGAATTAGGATTAGAGGATTTTGCAGCATTTTTAGAAGATGAAGCATCTGCAGCTAAAATAGAAAGGTTATTAAATACACCTAATAAAACACTGGAACAAAAAGCACAATCACTAGCTATATTCTCAGCATTTACAGAGGGAGTAAACTTATTTTCATCATTTGCAATACTAATGTCTTTTCAATTAAGGAACTTAATGAAAGGTACAGGACAAATTGTAGAATGGTCAGTAAGAGATGAATCATTACATTCAAAAGCAGGATGTTGGTTATTTAGAACCTTACTAAGTGAAAATCCACAATTAGATACAGAGGATCTTAGAAGTAGGATAACTGAAGCATGTCATTTATCTGTAAAATTAGAATTTGACTTTATTGATAAAGCATTTGAAATGGGACCTGTAGAGGGATTAAGCGTAGGTCAGTTAAAAAACTTTATTAAAGCTAGAGCAAATGAAAAGATGATTGAATTAGGCTATCATGCAATATATAACGACATTGATCCTAACCTACTAAAGCAAATGGAATGGTTTAGTCATTTAACATCAGGGAAAACTCAACAAGACTTTTTTGCAGGCAGAAACACCTCGTATTCCAAATCAACAGCTGATTGGAGCGATTTATAGAATTAAATTATGATAAAACTAACTAATTTACTAAAAGAGATAATTGATATTTACTCTCCTGGAGAATTAAATTCTAAAGGAATTGAATATGATATTGAAACAGAGTCTGCAAAAAGATTTAGAGTTAATTTAAAATATAAAGATCAGTATTATAGTTTAGCTATACTACCTATATTTAATCCAAATGAACCAATTATAAGTTTTGGAAATACTGATAAAAATTATAATAATATAAATCTTAGTGAATTACTAAAATCTCCATACTCTTCCAAAATATTAGCATCAATTTTTGGATTAATTAGGTACTGGGTAGATAAATACAATGTTCAACGATTTGAATATATAGCAGAAGGTACAACTAGAACTCAGTTATACAACTATTACCTCAACAAACACTTCCCAGATTTTAAAAACAGACAACAACAAGATGGTAGCGTAATAATACAAATATGGGAGAAGAAAACTTAATATACAAAATTGAAATATTTCAACTTATTGAATCAAAATATAGTATTGAAATTAAAGATGAGGAGGTTGAAAATATAACCACTTTAGAAAACCTGATTGAAATTATAAAACAAAAACAAAATAAATGAGTATACAAGTAGATACAAGTAAGTGGATAAAGGGGAAGAACTATCCACAATGGGCTGATGAAATATCACTAAGTATAATTTCAAAAGGGTATTTACTACCTGAAGAAGATGTATTTAAAGCATTTACTAGAGTAAGTAAAGCATCAGCAAGAAGAATAAAAAGAAAAGACTTACAACCACTATTTTATGAGGCAATGGTTAAGAATTGGTTATGTCTAGCATCACCTGTATTCTCAAATATGGGAACTGAAAGAGGAATGCCAATTTCATGTTTTGGAATAGATGTAGATGATTCAATTGAAGGAATTGCACATTCTAATTCTGAGTTGATGAGATTATCATCTCAAGGAGGAGGAGTGGGAATAGGACTATCTCGAATTAGAGGTAGAGGAAAGGTGATAAAAGATAATGGAGTAAGTGAGGGTGTTGTGCCTTGGGCTAAAATATTTGATTCAACAATACTAGCAACAAATCAAGGATCAGTACGTAGAGGAGCAGCATCAGTAAACCTAAGTATCAATCATCCAGACATAGAAGAATTTTTAGGAATTAGAAGACCAAAAGGTGATGTAAATAGACAGTGTTTGAATTTACACCAATGTGTTGTTGTTGATGATGCTTTTATGAATAGAGTAGAGCAGAAAGATCCAAAAGCATTAAAACTATGGGGAGAAATACTTAAAACTCGTTTAGAAACTGGTGAACCGTATATAATGTTTGAGGATAATGTTAATAAAGTTAATCCTCAACCATATAAAAATAATAACCTAAAAAGCTCAATGACAAATATTTGTAGTGAGATTACATTACATACTGATGAATTACATTCATTTATATGTTGTTTATCTTCACTTAATGTAGCTAAATGGGATGAGTGGAAGGATTATACATTCGAAAATGGAATGACATTACCTGAATTAACTTGCTGGTTTTTAGAAGGTGTATTACAGGAATTTATAGACAGAGCAAAAAGCTTAAAGTTTATGGAAAATACTGTAAGATCGGCAATAAAAGGTAGAGCAATTGGTATAGGTGTATTAGGGTGGCATACACTATTACAAGAAAAAGAATTACCATTTATATCAATAGCATCAACAAGTACTAGAAAACAAATCTTTAAATTTATACATGATGAGGCAATCAAAGCATCTAAAGCACAAGCATTAGAATACGGAGAACCTGAATGGTGTAAAGGAACAGGATTAAGACATACACACCACATTGCAGTAGCACCAACAGTAACAAATGCTCAAATATCAGGTGGAGTATCTCCTTCAATAGAACCACTACCAGCAAATGTATATAATTTAAAAACAGCAAAAGGGGTATTTATTAAAAAGAATCCATCACTAGAAAAGCTACTACAGCAAAAAGGGTATAATGTAGATAGTGTTTGGTCACAAATACTAAAAGATGAAGGATCTGTATTAGGATTACCAGAATACATACTAACTGCAGAAGAGAAGGAAATATTCTTAACATTTAAGGAAATAAATCAGTTAGAAATTGTAAAACAAACAGCTGCATGTTATCAATGGGTAGATCAAGCAGTATCTTTAAATCTAACATTTGATCCAAACGATGAACCAAAATGGATCTCACAAGTGCATAAAGAAGCTTGGAAATTAGGAGTTAAAACTCTATATTATATGAGAACAGAATCTGTACTACGAGGAGATACCTTACAAAGACAAAACGAATGCATAGTTTGCGAAAGCTGATAATATGACATATATACTAATACTTAGTGCGATAGTTATGATTATCTTAATAATCAAACTAAATATAGCTAAAGAAAAAATTACAGTACTATCAAATAAATTAACTGAAAAACAAGCACAGTTAATTGAAGATGTTAAACAAGCAAGAAAAGATTCTAAGTTTAGATCCTCAGCAGCCAATTGGGGAAAAACGATTGAGCATTTTGTTCCATTTATGACAAAGTTCCCAATTCCGCCAGAAGATGTAGTATTTCTTGGAATGCCAATTGATTATGTAGGATTTACAGATACAGGAAGTAAAACAAAATGCACAGTCCACTTTTTAGAAGTAAAGAGTGGAAGTGCTTTCCTTTCAGATAAGCAAAAGAATATTAAAAAAGCAATTAAAGAAGGAAGAGTTGAATTTCATGAAATCGTAGTAGATCATAATAGAGCTGAAGTAAAGGAAGTTTAATGGTACAACTAACAGTTACATTTAAAGGAAAAACATATGCTTTTACAGATAAATGGGAAGAAACATCTTTAAACGATTCAAAAGAGTTTCAATTGGAGCAATTCAAATACTTAGAAGAAATAAAAGACTATGTTACGTTTGAAAATCGAATAAATAATCAGATAAAATTTGGCTATTTAAAAGAAATTTCTTATATTAAATAATAAGCAAAAATAAAATTTATGTCAAAATCATCTACAAAAAGTAAGTACGAGCAATTAATGGCTTGGTTACCGACACTAAAAAGTAAAAGAACACAAGAATTAGTAACAAGAGAGCAACCAGGAGGTAAATTTTCAAAGGGTGATCACTATAAATCAAAAGGAGCGTATGGCAAAGCAAGTAATTAAATTTTACGCCGATTATTGCAGTCCTTGTCAAATGTACGGACCAACGTTTGATATAGTAAAACAAGATCTACAAGACATTATTGAATTTAAAGAAGTTAATGTAGAACAGGATACTGATAACCTATCAGGAGAATATAAAGTAAAAGGAATCCCTATGACAATCTTACTAGAAGACGGTAAAGTAAAAAAATCACAATCAGGAAGAATGGGAGAAATTGAATTAAGAGAATTTATTTTAAACTAAAAAATTTAAAAAATGTTACGAAATCCAGAAACAATACCAGCAAGTGATACACTTATCCAAGATCCAGCAATGGAACCATTTTTTATTACTAAATCTTCTACAGTAGGAGGGTTTACTGTATATGAAAGAGTAAATAGAGGTAAAGATGGAAAATCATATTTAAGAACAGTTTGTTATCCAAGTAATTTTCATCATGCTTTAAAGGTAGTAGCAAAAGAATTATTAAATCATTCCGATAAAAAACAGTATAATACTGTTAAAGATTATATTCAAGCTTGGAATGATGTTGAAGAAAAAATGAGAACAATAGCAACTATAGATTAATGGAGGAAGTAGTTAAACATATTTGTGGAGCCTGTGGAGAAAATCATCCACATCTTTTAAATATTTCAGCACTTTTAGTTGCTTTTGGGGGATATATATCGTATATTGAATATAAAATCAAATCATTATGGAAACACAGCAATTAATTTCATTGTACGACTATTTAGGTTGTCCGGCTGGACCTGAATTAGGAAGACAGGTAGCAGATGTAGCTATTAAACTGAAAAGACAAGTCAGCTCAAGAAACATAACAAATACTCGGTATAAAGGTATCGTTCATTTATATGATCGTAAATTCCTAAAAGAATACTTCGAAGCTAAACAATTAGGATTAGAGCCAGCAACAGCACTTGAGTATTTACAAAACAATAGATAACGTATGAACGATACAACAAATTCTATACAAAGAACAAAAAAACATGTGATTATTAGCCTTAGCGGAGGGATGGATTCAAGTACGTTATTACTTAGATGTTTAAAAGAGTATGATACTGTAACAGCTATCTCATTTGACTATGGTCAAAAACATAGAGTAGAGCTAGAGAGAGCTCAATCATTAGTGGAGTATATTAATTATAACTTAAATAAGGATAATCCATTAAAAAATAACCCATTAAATCTAGCATCTCCTATCAATTACCGTCAAATTAAACTAGACGGATTAGTTGATTTACTAGATTCAGCTTTAGTAACAGGAGGTGAAGAGGTGCCAGAAGGTCACTATGCAGAAGATAATATGAAAGCAACAGTTGTTCCTAATAGAAACAAAATATTTGCTTCGATAGCACAAGCAGTAGCTTTATCAGTTGCAAATAGAACAGGTGAGACTTGTGATATTGCTTTAGGTATTCATGCTGGAGATCATGCAATTTACCCTGATTGTAGACAAGAATTTAGAGATGCAGATGATGCAGCTTTTAGAATTGGGAATTGGGATGCAGAAAGAGTAGGGTATTTTACACCTTATTTAGAAGGAGATAAATTTTCTATTCTTCAAGATGGAGAAGTATTATGTAAAGAATTAGGATTAGATTTTGATGAAGTATATTCAAGAACTAATACTTCTTATAAGCCAATTAAGATAGTAACTAACGGATTTATTCAAACATCTCCAGAAAACACAAATTGGACTTCACCTGTAGTAACTTGGTACTCAGACTATAAATCAGCTTCATCAGTTGAAAGAGTAGAAGCATTTATCAAATTAGGAAGAAAAGATCCAGCTCCTTATGCAGACGAAACAGGACCAGTAACATGGGAACATGTAGTAAAAGAAGTAACAAAAGTATTAGAATCACATAAAATATAAATTATGAACGATAAAACAAATTTTACAGGATATAGTCAAAATATAGGATTATCATCAGGTGCATCAACAACCTTTACAACAAACTGTAATGGTACAATAAATACATATCTTGACGGTAATTGGTCAACACCACTTAACGGAAGTAGTAGTTCAATTTTAGGAATATCAACACTAACAACAAATTTTAACAACATGGTAAAACAAGTAAAAGTAGCTGTATTTACAGTAGAAAGAAACGAAGATAATAAAGTAGTTTCTGCAAAATTCATCAAAGAATTATGGGTAGAAGTTAAAAACGGATCTTCATTAGATTTAGCTGTAGCTAAAGAATTAGACAAAGACTTTGATCCATCAACAACTATAATTAAAGAGATTAGTTCAGTTACATTTTAAACACAACCAATGAAAAAATTATTTTTAGCATTAGCCATTATGATGGCCATTTCAGCAACAAGTTGCAAACAAGCAAGTTCAACAAGTAATACAACAACTGTAGACACAGTTCAAGTAGATTCAGTAAAAGTTGATTCAACAGTAGCAACTGATAGCACAAACACCGATTCAGTTAAAAACTAAATTAGGTAGACCGTTTGGTGTAAGTGGGAATGAATACCACCTAGGGTAACAGCGAGGCTGCCTCGTGATAAGGGTTCGAATCCCTTAGCGGTCGCAAAATAAATTAAGTTGAT